CGCCTGACATTATTCAACGTTGTTTGCAAGGTGCTTCCGGATATGTAAACCTACCCTGAAAATGCGCAGCTTCTGAACGGAGCTCTACAATCAAAGGGAATTGCGATTTAAGGCCCTCTTTTTTTAGATGAAACGGGGATCAGTGCGGACCATGCACGTCGTTCAAACAACCCTCGCAATACCGTTCAATTCCCCTACGTACGTGGTAGCGTGAAAAACCTTTAACACAGACGTAACCGAAGTTTTCTGAGTGGTGCACATTACAGACAATAGGCTGTTCCTTGGTTCTCATTTTTCCTAGACGTATCAATATCCGCTGAACTGTTGAGATATGGCCTGATGATCTCCAATGCCTCAGCGACGCGGCCCTCCAAAAGAAGCTCACTGACTTCCATCAGCGCGTCCGGACTTAGCGCGTTCCGTAGTATCGAAGCAAGTGCGTGCAGATCTGGACGATCGTCGGGGGGTACTCTCTCAAGCTTCAATACCCGTTTCTCTAATGTCATCAGAGCTCAAGCGTATTTGCTCAGCTCGGCGCGCTTTTCGAGCTCTGATACACGCTGTTCTAAGGAACCGCCTTCTATAAGGTCAATGCCGACCCTGAGCAGCTGCCCCAGGACACGGCCTTTTATTCCAAGGTCCAGGTCTTCAGAGTCTAGTATCTCATTGGTGATGCGCTCGAATACCACGCGCAGGTCCTCAATGGTCATCAGGGTTTGACGGCGGGGACCTGTTATACCAACCTTCAGATTGTTAGCTGCCCGCCTCTTCCTCTGATACTCTCGCTGATAGCTGCGGTTCTTGTCTGGGTTTTTATACGGCATTATTTACTCGGCCGATTGCGCTGCCAGCTCTTTGCGTGCCGATTCCCGTAACGACGCTGCTAGCTCCTTGCGCATCAGCATTGCCAACACGGGATCGCCCCCCGCCTCTTGTTTTATCAACTCTTTGACAAAATGCACAAGTACCCCCATGCATTCATCCGATATTGATTCAAACATTTCTGTCATTTTTCCCTACCTCGTCTTGAGCTCTTCAATGCGCGCGTTGAGCTCGTGCAACGTCTCAGGACCGAGAGCGACCGCTACTTTTTCGGCGTATTCTTCTTGCTGTTGGCGTAAAGCGATTAATGGGGCCTCCGTGGACCGCATGACCTGCGAAAGCTTCTGCTGTCTCTGTTCTTGGACCCGCCTCGAAATCTCTTGCTCAGCGACAGTCATCAACGTAACATACTGGCCCTTTAGCCTCTCCTTGATAGTCCTCTCTTCTTCGAGGCGCTGCTCGGCCTTATCTACGTGCTTTTGCGCCTGCCGTAACTCGCGCTCAGATCTCGCAATCAGGTCTTTGAGCACGTCAAGCGTGGCATTAATTTTCACGATATATTCTGCGCTCGTGCTGTTCAACTTCTGCGCCGTGAGCTTTGACCGTTCGGCTTCCTGTTCGTGTAGCTGTGTCTCCAAGTGTGCAACCCTCGCCCTTGCCGCGTCTACTTGCTTAACCGTTACGTCTTCTTTTGGTTCTTTGTTCGCCGCCGCGACTTCCTGTCGATGCCGTTGTATTATCTGACGGTTCGTTATTCGTTCTATGTGATCCGCACGGACTAACTCATCATGTGAGCCCCACGGATCACTAGTCAGGGCGGCTTGATAAGCGTAGTATGCTTCGTGTGTCATCCCGGGTAAGTCGCCATTATTGTCGTCTTTCGTTTTGGTGGAAGGTTTCGCTTTCGTCATTTCTTCACTCCAAAGACTCTTGTCTCCATAGCCGGGCTCAAAAGAGATTTGATTTTAAGCAAACGTGCCATCATCTCATTATGAGCCTGTAGGAGCTCGTTATTGGTTTTAAGGAGCTCCGCGATGTGCTTGAGTTCGTCTACTTCCTCGCTCATTGTATCAAGTCCTCGTCAATTGTGAAGCTGGTAATTCCTGCAGTGCGCGCAAGTGTTTTCAACAACTCGTTGAGGCTTTCCAATACTGCCGTTTGAGCCGTGATAGCGGCAACGACATCATTTAATGTGGCTGCTGTCATATTTTATCCTCGAAAAGTGGGCGGCAATGCCGTTTATCCTTACAAACCTCACAAACACACGTGCACATGACCGATCGGTACAAGTGCTTGTCCGGGTGAGATTCGTCTAAAAAGATGCGCCGCCGCTGCCTTTTCATTTCTTCTTTGACTTCTGTTTCTTGCCCTTGCCGCGCGGCGCTTCCTCTTCAACTATAATCGTCTGCACGTATTCTGCAAGCCTCTCTGCCAACTTTTTACAGTCCCAGCTAATCGTGCCTGAGACTTCGTCGGCGACTACGAACAGCTGCGTAATGAGCTCATTGATGTCGTCTGTTTGGCTCATGTTTTTGTGCCTCAGATGTGCAACTGTGAGATGCGCCGGACGTACGCGTCGTACTCTTCCGGATACATGTGCACGACGTCGGTAAACGCCTGTTCGAACGTCAGCGCGCCGCCGCTCTTTTGGATCCTATCTTTTGCGAGTTGGGTCCAAGCGTAAATTTCGGGCTCTGCGGCCTTTTTAACATGCGAGAGCGCTGCCTCAAGAGCAACCGCCTTAGCGCCTAAATCCCATTGCATAGACTTTGAGACGCCTTTCGTGCAACCTTCTGCCTTACATTGGTCGCATAAACAACCGTCATCGCCTTTGGAGCACTGCGTTGGATCGTTCTTACACTTGGAGCAGAGGCACCCCGCTGCGGCCTTTACGACGCCTGGGCTGTTTGCACACATGGCGACCGGACAACTCGCACACTTGCAACCTGGATCTTCTTTAGCGACGCAGCTTGAAGGATCATTCGGGCAAGCCGGACACTCGCACTCATCTTCTCCGTCGTCATCGCCTTGACTTGGCAGCTCTTGTTTGTAAACGCTTTCGCCGGCCAGCATCTTCGCCAAATAGCTCGAATATGCTTCAGGATTCTCAAAAATTGCTTCAGTGTATGCCTGTTCCCAGGTTAACCGCCTTCCGGACTTCTCTATTTTTTCGTTCGCTATCTGTTCAAATATCTCAAGTTCATTCATTTTGTTTGATTTCTCCATTTTTATTTTTTCAAGGTCTGCTTTTTGAAGCAGCACAAACTTGCGTCTGTTCGCGCCCTTGCCGACTAAGCTAATCTCGTCAATGTTCAACTCTTTGAGCTGCGTCGGAACGGCCACTGACTTCGCTACTTGGTAGGGGTTCAGGATCCTGAGCCCGCTGCCGCCAATAGAAAAAGAGTTCAAAGATCCGTTATTGACGGCTTTGACAAGAGCGGGGTCATTAAGGCGGACCCCAGCACACCATGAGCCTTTTGTCACTAGCTGACCGTCAAGCTCGAAGGGAGCGGGGGCCAAAAAGTTCTCAACAACTGACGCCTTCGCCGGTCCGCTGTGCTCAACGGTTAAGCGCGCTTGGCCTTTCGCATATCGGTCTAAGAAGTCGTGGGCCGCCGATTGCACATCAGAGACCGAGGCGAAATCGTTTTGACTATCGGTCTCACACCAAGTATTTTCCGGACACGCCGGATACACAACTCCGTAAACTACGGTGGGATCCGCTGCGCTCTTTAGGAGTTTGAACGTGTAAGAAAAAGGAACACGTTCGTCTGTTTGTTTTTCGAGCTCTAAAAGCTCTTGATAGTGCTGCTCTTCGTCTGGGTAGTAATAATTCTCCTCATCTCTGAGTTCTTCATCCTCGTATGCGTATTCATTTTTCATCGTTCATGTTTTCCTCTATCAATTTTTTCAAGTCTTGTTGAAACTCGTCGTGCGTCATCGTGCCCTTTTTAAAATTACACTGAGCACAGCTTAGGGCTATGTTTGAAATATCATTAGAGCCGCCCCTTGAAATTGGGATTTTATGCTCAATGTGAAATGTTTGGCTAAACGACTCGAAAAGCAAACGGCCACAATAGAAACAGAAACCTTCTTGCTTTTCAAAGAGCGCGTTTAATTCATCGGTTGTAAATGAACCGCCGTTACCCTTGATACGGGCGCGACGATTGTGGTTGTTCGCCTTAAAACCTTCAGGGTGGATTTTATACCATTGCCGCTGAGAGGCGCGGCGCTGTTCACGA